TCAAGAAGCTGATCGAGAACAAGATACAGGAACTTGGCGTTGGGCATATGTTTGAGGTGCAGCAGGCCGAGATCAAATGCCCGCACGGTGGCGTCATCATCTTTCAGGGGATGCAGAACCACACAGCCGACAGCATCAAGTCGCTCGAGGGCTTTGACATCGCTTGGGTGGAAGAAGCGCAATCAATCAGCCAGTTTTCTCTGGACCTGTTGCGCCCAACAATCCGCAAGCCCGGATCGCAGTTGTTGTTCAGTTGGAACCCGCGCTACGAGGACGATCCAGTTGAGATGCTGCTGCGTGGCAACAACGCACCGACCGACAGCATCGTGGTCGAGGTCAACTATTCTGAGAACCCGTGGTTTCCAGACGTTCTGCGCGACGAGATGGAATATGATCTGCGCCGTGATCCAGACAAGTATCTGCACGTTTGGAAGGGCCAGTATGTTCGCAACAGCGAAACCAGAGTGTTCAAGAACTGGGTGATTGAAGACTTCGACGCGCCGCCGGATGCTGTCCATCGGTTCGGTGCAGATTGGGGCTTTGCATCTGATCCGACAGTCTGCGTTCGCTGCCACATCATAGGCCGCAAGCTATATATCGACTATGAGGCTTATCAGGTCGGCTGCGAGATCGTTGACACGCCATCGCTGTTTATGTCCATCCCAGAGGCTGAGAAATGGCCTATGGTGGCCGACAGTGCGCGACCTGAGACGATCAGCCACATGCGGCGCAATGGCTTCCCCAAGATACAATCAGCGGTCAAGGGCGCGAAGTCTGTTGAGGAAGGCATTGAGTGGCTGAAGTCGTTTGACATTGTTGTGCATCCACGCTGCAAGCACACGATCGACGAATTGACGCTGTATAGTTTCAAGACCGATCAGATGACGGGCAAGATTCTTCCCGTGCTGGAAGACCGCGACAACCATGTGATCGACGCGGTGCGCTATGCTCTGGAAGGTGCGCGGCGGGCTAACGTTCAACAGAAGCCAAAGGCTCGCCCAGTAGTCACAATCATGCCGATGGCAAGGTGATTGTTTTATCCACCAAAAGCGCCTATAATGGCGCGGAATGAATTGCGAGGAACGACTGTGGCAAGAGTGACCAGAAGTGAACGCCTTGCAACAGTGCATGAAGATGCGCTGCAACAGTTCGATGACATTCAAAGCGCCATGCGTGAAGGCCGTCTGCAATGCCTTGAAGATCGCCGCTTTTATTCCATCGCCGGGGCGCAGTGGGAAGGCAACCTTGCCGAGCAATTCAACAACAAGCCACGCTTTGAGGTGAACAAGATTCACCTGTCGGTGATGCGGATCATCAACGAGTATCGCAACAATCGCATTACTGTGGACTTCGTGAGCAAGGATGGCACGTCAGACGATAAGCTGGCCGACACCTGCGACATGCTGTTCCGTGCAGACGAGCAAGACAGCGGTGCCGACGAAGCCTATGACAATGCCTTTGAAGAGGCCGTTGGCGGTGGCTTTGGCGCATTCCGTCTGCGCACTGAATACGAAGACGAATATGATTCCGAGAATGACAACCAGCGCATTCGGATTGAGCCGATCTATGACGCCGATACGACTGTGTTCTTTGACATGGACGCCAAGCGCCAAGACAAGTCTGACGCCCGGCTGTGCTACGTCCTGACGGCTATGACGCGGGATTCGTATAAGGCGACTTGGAACGATGACCCTGACACATGGCCGCACGAAATCCACCAGAACGAATTTGACTGGTCAACGCCTGACATGGTGTTCGTGGCCGAGGTTTTCCGCGTTGAGGAAGCATCGGAGTTGATCCGCACGTTCCGATCAATCGACGGCGAAGAAACCCGTTATAGCGAAAAAGACTTTGCCGACGATTCAGAACTTGAAAACATGCTGACGGCCACGGGTCAGGTCGAGGTGCGCCAGAAGCGTGTGAAGCGCCGCAAGGTGCATAAATACATTATGAGCGGCAACAGCATTCTGGAAGACAGCGGCTATATCGCTGGGTCTGAAATCCCGATTGTGCCTGTCTATGGCAAGCGCTGGTATATCGACAACATCGAGCGGTGCATGGGTCACGTTCGCATGGCTAAGGATGCGCAGCGGCTTAAGAACATGCAGCTATCCAAGCTGGGCGAAATCTCTGCGCTGTCCACGACTGAAAAGCCGATCTTCGCAGCCGAGCAAGTCGCTGGCTATGAGATGATGTGGGCCGAGGACAACCTGAAGAACTATCCGTATCTGCTGATCAACACCATGACGGATGCAAACGGCAACGAGGCTTTGGCTGGCCCGGTAGCATATACCAAACCGCCGCAAATCCCGCCTGCACTGGCTGGACTGTTGCAGATCACCGAGCAAGACATCAGCGATCTGTTGGGCAACCAGCAGGCTGGTGAGCAGATGGTTTCCAACATCTCAGGCAAGGCCGTGGAGTTGATCCAGAGCAAGATCGACATGCAAACGTACATCTACATGTCGAACATGGCTAAAGCGATCAAGCGCTGCGGCGAAATCTGGCTGTCGATGTCACGCGATGTCATGGTTGAGTCGGGCCGCAAGCTAAAGGGTGTCGGCTCTCAGGGCCAGATGTCTACAGTCGAACTTGCCAAGCCTGTCTTGAACCAAGAGACGGGCGCGGTGGAATACGAAAACGACCTGAGCAAAGCTAAGTTTGACGTTGCGGTCGAGGTCGGGCCATCGTCGGAATCGAGACGCGCTGCCACTGTTCGGTCGCTGATGGGCATGATGCAACTGGCAACCGACCCAGAGACGCAGCAAGTGCTTGGCTCGATGGCAATGTTGAACATGGAAGGCGAAGGCATCTCTGATGTGCGCGACTTCTTCCGCAACCGCCTGATCAAGATGGGTGTGGTTAAGCCTACGCCAGAGGAACAGCAGGCACTGCTGGAGGAACTGCAACAGGCGCAGTCACAGCAGCAACCAGATCCGCAGGCGCAGTATCTGCAAGCGGCAGCAATGGAAGCGCAGGCCAAAGCAGGTCAGGCGCAGGCCAACACAGCATACACCTTGGCACGGGCTGAAGAGACCAAAGCCAAGACCGTTGAAGTGCTTTCTGGCATCCAGCAGAAAGAGCGCGACAGCGTATTGAACACGGCGAAGGCACTTCAAGAAGTGGTATCGCCCGGAATGCGGCAACCGCCCAGCCGCACATTCTAATGGGTGAGAATTGTATGAGGATCGAATGGACGAAGATAAGGCAGAATTTGACGACGATCTAGATGAAGTTGAGGAGCCGGAAGTCGAAGAACCTGAAGAGGAAGAAATCGACACTGAGGCCGAGACGGACGATGTTGTTGTCAGCATAAATGGGGAATCGCCTGACCCCGAAGACGAAAAGGAAGTTAGCGCTCCCGGATGGGTGCGTGATCTTCGCAAATCGTATCGTGAGGAAAAGCGTCGAGCGAAAGACTTAGAGCAGAAGGTGCAGCAGCTAGAGCAGCGGACACAACCCGCGCAACAGCCACTAGGCCAGAAGCCCACGTTAGATTCGGTCGACTACGACACCGAGCGATATGAGACGGCACTTGCGGCGTGGTATGATAAGAAGCGCCAGCATGACGACAGGCAACTATCCGTCAAGGCTGAACAGGAAGCTGTGCAGAAGGGATGGGAGAAGAAGCTTGAGGGTTATCATTCTGCGAAAGCAGGGTTGAAGGTCAGGGACTATGACTTCGCAGAAGAAGTTGTTCAGGACACCCTAAGCGTCATGCAGCAGGGGATGATCGTGCAAGGTGCGGAGAACCCCGCTTTGCTCGTTTATGCTCTGGGCAAGAACCCAAAGAAAGCGAAGGAACTTGCTTCTATAACCGATCCCGTAAAGTTCGCCTTTGCGGTGGCCAAGTTGGAGACCAATTTGAAAGTCACAAATCGCAAGGCGTCATCCACGCCGGAAAAGAAGATCAGCGGCACGGGCCGTCCTTCTGGAACGGTAGACGGCACCCTAGAACGGCTGAGAGCAGAAGCTGAACGGACTGGAAACTACACGAAAGTGACCCAGTATAAGAAGCAGAAGCAATCGGCATAAACCCATAAAGGACATGCCAAATGGCAAACTCGTTTTCTAAAGAAGAGCGCGTAGCGTTCGAAGACATCCTCTCAGGCTTTAACGACGCACTTGTTTTGTCGTCGCTTGTGATGAAATACAACACCAACGGCCAACAGATGGAGCGTTCGTCGGACACCATCTGGCGCCCCGAACCCTACATTGCCCAGTCGTTTGACGGTTCGGACGCTACGTCCAACTTCAAAGACTCGACCCAGCTTGCTGTGCCTTCGACCATTGGCTACCAGAAGCACTCGACGGCTCTGCTGACCGCAAAAGAACTGCGCGACCAGTTGCAAGAGAACCGTCTGGGTCAGGCTGCTGCTCAGAAGCTGGCTTCTGACATCAACGTGGCCGTTCTGACTGTGGCTTCTAACCAAGGCACTATCGTTTCCAAGCGCACCACCGCTGCATCGGGCTTCTCCGACATCGCAGAGGTTGATGCTCTGATGAACGAACAGGGCGTGATGATGACTGACCGTAACTATGCACTGTCCAGCCGCGACTACAACGGCATGGCTGCTGACTTGGCTGCGCGTCAGACCATGATCCAGATCCCGACCGAAGCCTATCGCCGCGCCTACGTTGGCGAAGTGGCTGGCTTCCAGACCTATAAGATGGACTATGCAAACCGTCTGACGGCGGCTGCTGGCACCACTGTGACGGTCAACGGTGCTAACCAATACTACACTCCCAAGGCCACCTCGACGGCTTCGACAGGTGAAGTATCGAACGTTGACAACCGCTACCAAAGCCTGACCATCGCGGTCGGCGGCGGCACTGTTAAGGTCGGCGATGCGTTCACCATCGCAAACGTCTTTGCTGTTCACGCGATCACCAAGAACAGCACTGGCGTTCTGAAGACCTTCCGCATCACCGAGATCGTTTCTGGTTCGGGCGGTTCGGGTGTGGTTAAGATCAGCCCGCCGATCATCTCCAACGGCGGTTCGACCGATGCTGAAGCGCAGTATAAGAACGTGACCGCAACGCCTGCAAACGGCGCGGCTATCACCTTCCTGAACACTGTGACTGCGGCTGTGAACTGCTTCTGGCACAAAGAGGCAATCGAGTTGCTGCCCGCATCGTTGGCTATCCCGACTGATGCTGGCGCTGACATCATGCGTGCTACGACCGATCAGGGCGTGGAAATGGTGATGCAGAAGCAGTTCGACATCAACACCCAGAAGACCAAGTATCGTTGGGACGTTCTGTTCGGTGTGGTGCTGTTGCAGCCCGAAATGGCTGGCATTCAGTTGTTCTCGCAGACCTGATAACATTGGGGAAGGGGCTTCGGCTCCTTCCCTACCTTCCAACAGGGGACTGACATGCCGATCAAAAAAGGTTACAGTAGCAAGACCATCGGTTCGAATATCAAGATGGAAATGAAGCGGGGAAAACCCACCAAGCAGGCAATTGCTATTGCTCTCAGCACTGCTGAAAAGGCTGCTAAGAAAGCAGGCAAGCCGTCTAAAGCGCCCAAGAGGAAAATGGCATGACTGTGATGCTCTACAAATCGCCGGGGCCGCATAAGTTTCATGGGGGCGATTTTGATTATATCGTTGTGGATGAGGCTGACGTTGATGTGTGCTTGGCCGAAGGCTGGTGGCTGACAACAACTGAGGCCAGCGAGAAGCCTAAGCGTGGCCGCAAGCCAAAGGTTGAGGAATAAATCATGGCCTACACGAAGCGCGACATCGTTAATCAGGCATTTAGCGAAATTGGCATGGCCGATTATGTCTTTGACCTGCAGCCTGAGCAGCTTAACAATGCGCTTCGCCAGTTGGACATGATGATGGCCACATGGAACGGCAAGGGCATCCGCATCGGCTATCCGCTGCCGTCATCGCCCGGCGGCAGTGATCTGGACGAAGTGACAGGCGTGACCGACATGGCTCTGGAAGCCATGTATTTGAATTTGGCCATTCGGATTTCAAGTGGGTATGGCAAGACTGTCAGCCCAGACACAAAACTGGCCGCGAAATTCGCCTACAGCCAACTGCTTGGTAAATCGGCGCTTCCGATTGAGATGCAGATTGGCAATCAAACTGTTCCATCTGGTGCTGGCAACAAGGGCTGGCGCTACTACAACAACCCGTATTTGCGTCAGCCCACCGATCCGCTTACGGTTGGCTCTGACAGCATTCTTGATCTGGAGTAAATCATGGCTAACATCAATCAGCTTTCGTCTACCTCAACACTTCAGGGCGGCGATCTGATCGTTGTCTGGGCCACTGACAATGGGGACAGCCGCAAGGCTTCTCTCACCTTGCTCACAGACTACCTACAGACGGCGCTGGTGCAGCCCGGCAGTCTTACCACCCAGTATGCCGCCCCAAGCGCAACTGCGTTCTCTGTGACCATCTCTCTGGTCAATACATGGCTTCTGCTGACGCCCACGGGTGCATTCGCTGCTGGAACGATTGTCCTGCCCGCAAGCCCG